GACTGATGCAGGACCATCAGCAAAACGGCCGGCCTCAACTAAAGAGGAGGCGGTTAATTTCCGATTTAAGCCATGGAAGTGGGCCCCATCTCAGTTTGATTTGCCTCGCCCAGCTGCCGCGGACAAAGGCCGTGTACCATGTTCCTCTCCATTGCCAGAAACCTTTACATTTGGGGTGCCTGCCGCAACCCCTGGTGCAGCCCCTGTTGGTCATCCGCCCAGTGCGTCGGTTTCGACTGACGTCGCTGTCAGCTCTACCACGGTTGGATCTGGTGTCGACACAGTACAAGCGGTTACGCCCGGACCCGAAGCCGTTAATGACTTCATTTGGACTCCTGGTGCTACCGCTTGCGCCGCGAAAGCGGCTGCTAGTGTTGCGTTGCCTGCTCCTGCCAACCCTGCGGGTGCGTGTGATCAACCCCGCGGGCGTGGTCAATCAGGACGTGGAAATGGTCGGGGCGCTCCCAACCCCAAGTGGGCTGTTGCTCCCCAACCTAATGCTGCTCCGAGCCCCGCCCCCAAGCAAGCACCTCAACAACCGTACACTTGTGACTATTGCGGAAAAACGGGCCACAAAGTTGAGTTTTGTCACAAGCGCCAGAGGGAAAATGCGGGTGTACCGAAACCGGTGGCGACCACTGGTGGTGATGTTGGGGGTGGTGCGGCCAAAGGCCCTCACCAACCACCAGTTGTGTTGGGGGCTATACAGACTGCCCCAGTACCTGCCAGCACGGCATCCCCTAACACCACATTTGTTGGCGCAGCTATTCATGGGCATTCCGAGCTCGCAGCATCTCGCAATTCTGCCTACGAGTATGCGATCGCGAATTGCTGGCTGCCCGCAATGGAGGCGCTGGTCAGTGATCCTGCAAAGCGGGTATGTTTGTCGGACATCGGCGGAGGACAGGCAGGGGTGCGACACGCCATTCAATTTGTGCGCAATCTGCCAGACAAGTTCGCTGGTGTTCGAGATCGAGTCTACGTACATGTGTCCTTCCCAATTTTGTCCGGCTTGGACCATGAGCGTGCCCGCATCCTTGAGCGCAACCGGGACAACATCTCCTTGGGGCCTCTTCAGACCATATTGCAGCATCACGGAGCAACTGGACGGCCCATTATCAACGTCTGCCACCACCAGTTTGGAGAGTGCACTTGCATCGCTCGCATTGAGTCAGTAGATGTGCGGTTTATATCCGTGCACAGTTTGTATTATCTCACTGAGCGCGAGTTGACCAGGGCCTACCAGCTGTATGGGGATTGTTCGATTTTGGCAGCGATCCACCGGCCTCTTGAGGGAGGTCAAATCCCACTTGACAACCCTGAGTTTTATTGGGTGTCGCCGGATGCGGCACCAGAGCTGTTCACGTGGCAGGAGCGTTTCTTGTCTGGGATTCGGAAACGGATCTTCGATGAGACACTCGTTGCCATGGTGCCGGCCGGAGATGCTGGAACCGTGTATCGCCATCATTCAATGACATGGCTGGGCGCAGGTGGTAAACACATGTCACCCATCACTAGGTTCCTTGACAGTGCTACGTCGCATTGGTCCGGCACCTTGCAGGTTGCGTTTTGGTGTATTCTCGCTTTTTTCTTGATGCTGATTCCCCTTCGGTTTTCACTCACGATTTATCGGGGTGTTGCCGAGCGTTGGTATTATCATGCGAGATACGCCAATTTCGTTGCCACTGTCAGTCCGCTCGGGTGGGTTCCTTTCTTGGTCCCATCCATTGTCACGGTGTGGGATTGGTGGTTTGGGCCTCAGGTACTCTTGTACCAATCGGTGATGCAGTTGCTATCATTCATCCTATCTCTCGTTTTGGGCCTTGTGCTTGTTCGGTATGTTGTGCTCACCACGCGTGACCCCGGCTATTGGACTGATTGCACGATGTCAATCGTTCAACGCACGACACTTTCGGACGCTCGCGGTGACCCCCTTGTGGACATTTTTAATGTTACCCTTGGGGCCCCGCGTGTGCTTGACGATGTGACTTTTGGGTCTGCAGTGCTGGCGCCAGATGCTGCAAGGCACGCGTTGGCTATTTTCTTGGCCACACGTGATGACGAGGGCGTAGCATCGCGTGTAACTTCGGCTGTTTTGCGTCGTTACACGTACACGATCTCGCGCACCGTTGCTTCCGTAACAGCCGCCCAGCGAGCAGCAGGTCGGATCCGCACCCAGTTGGGAAACGAGAGTGGCCCACCGCCGACAGACACGCGACCACCATCAGGACACCGGCGGTCTGTTTCGCGGGGGCTACGCGTCAGGACTTGGATGGTAGCGTGCAAGTGTCTTGGGATGGTGATGACACTTGCACTTGCCGCGTCGATGGTGGCGGCACCAGGGGGAGCGAGTTGGTGGGTATCGCTTACAAGTGGACTTTTGTTGTGGGCAATTGCTTACAGAATGTGTTGAACGCCCTCCACAACCGCCACCTCGCCCCCTTCCCTAGGTTAGTAGTAACACTCCCTCGCACACCATATATATATGACCCAAAACTAATTCCTTCATTTAAACAGTCTTTTGATGACCATTTTTCCAATGATGATTGGCATGCTGGTAAATCCGAGATTCGGAGAGCCAAGATTCAGCAGTCTATTGATTTCGATTTGCCGGCGCTGGCACGGGTGTCGGCGCATATCAAGACTGAAGTGTCTGCCACATTTCCTAGGAAGGCTCGGTTGATCCAGGCTTTCGTTAACCCCGTTGACAATTACGTTGTTGCCGACCATTATCGCGCTTTTACTGCTGCCTTACTTGAGGTCACCAAGGTACCCCGATTGTACTGTGGGATGTACGTTCACGTCCGTTCCGCCTGCGGGCTGAACCGCGTTGACATCGCCGCCCAAGTGCATGAGTGGTTATTGGAATATCCTGTTGGACACGCTCGCATTTTCATTGATGACGTTTCCAATATGGATGCATCCGTACAGATTGTGCACCTCGAAGCCCAACAGGCATTGTATGAACACATGTCTCAGGACCTGGCCTTACATCATCGGGCGACTTTCCGGTTCAAAGGTATGGTCCCTGCAGCAAGAATTAAACATTCGCATACCGGGGTTCGGTTTTCCGGCACTGGTCGTGTGAAGTCAGGCGCGCAGGACACCTCGTCAGGGCAGACGACGCGGCGCATCGATGGGCTGATGCGCTCACTCGCCAAATTTTCTGGGATTACTGCCGTTGTGGGGTTTGTTTTTGGAGACGACGTATGGATTCTCATTGCAGGTGACTTGCCGCCTTTGCCGTTGTTGGCGGAAGCCCAGCTTGAGTACGGGTTTAAGACCAAGGGGTTGTATGTGGACGATATTGAAGAGTCGGAGTTTTTGTCTTGCTCTTTTGCCCATACGGATTGCGCTGTTCACATGTTTCCCAAGATTGGCAGACAACTTGCAAAATTGTTCTGGACTTGGCGGCGGTTGGGCCTCGCCAAGCGGCGGCATTATGCCGCCCAGATTGCTGAATCAGTCCTGCCGGCGTATGCTGGGTTCCGTTTCATGGAGCATTGGCTGCGTTGGCATTTGGTAAAATGTCCACCGAGGTATCCTATTGACAAGCCCCCTTTGACAGCACCTCGGGGGGTTGTGGACTGGCCATCATTCATTGCAAAGCGGTATGGGCTCGGCATGCCTACTCGTGCCGACCACGCCCAGATTGATGCTTGTGTGCAGGGACAAGCACACCTCCTTTATAACGAGTGGGTGACGATTGTGATGGTCCGGGATCTTGCTGACCCCAATGACCTTGCCCAGGCGGGTACAATTTCAACTGATTTTCCAAGTGCTCAATTTTCACTCGATTTTGCAGCCGAGGGACCCGATGCAGCATTCTACGATTAACTTGCCGCCTAGTCATCCGTTACGCGCGGTTACTGGGCTCGCCAGGCAGATTGCTTTACCTGGTGAGACTGCTCCAGACCGGTTTCCATCGTTTCCGGCTCTTGAGCGGACTGCGGTCATGTCGTTTAACCAGCCTACGTCGGTCAACCTTCCCACCGGTGTTGCTACAAAGATGGCAGTCACCCGGCAGGCCGGGTGGCCTGTTTGGTGCGACCAGGTCCTCAATGGTAACACCACCACTGTTACGTGGTCATGCTCTCTCCCTGCTGGCAATTCAGCTGGTCAATATTATGAGGTACAGCAGCCCCTTGTGGGTTGGTGGACCGCTTCGAAGGGAACGACGAATTATACGCCCGGCGTCACCAATGCCACCACTGCACTTTTCCGGTACCCAGTGCTGGGTGTGGACAATGAGACAGGCGCTACTCCTTATGTTTATGTGCCTCCTGGTGCTAATCTGTATTTTGTGGTTGTGGACACTTTAGTGGTCGCTCAGGCTATCACTGCTCGAATCACGTATGATTACTGGTCCACACCTGGTGAGGTTGGGACTGCCACTGTTGATGTCACCTTGACGTCGGGTCTCCTTGGCGGTTCTTCAGGTGCAATCACCATTGCTGGCGGTGGCTGGGTTCGCCCGGGCACTGCTTACCTTGGGATTGTTACTGCTGCTACCTCACCACAGATGTTCATCAGTGCCATTGTCGTTGCTGGTGGCACCATGGCGTATACAGGAAGCTCTGTCAATTCAGGACAAGCCAATATCACTGGTGCTAATGCTACCTGTTTTTATCCCTTGGTTTCAGCCGAGGAATTCGTTAATTCGCCGTTGCCGTGGTTTTCTACTCGGACTACAGCTGTCGCTATGCTGGGGACTAATGTGACCCAGGTGCTGAATAAGGCCGGAACTATACTTGGTGGGCGCATCCCACCTGCTGTCACTAATATGTGGGCAGCGACGCAGTCTTATGTTAATGGGCTGCATCCGGCGGAGAAAGCATGGTTGCCGTTGGAGACCGGCGTCTACACATACTGCCCGCCGAGCACGGACCTCGCCGATTTTTGGGACTATACTCTAAACACTTCTAACACATTGTTCGGACCCCCATTGCCAACCCCTGTCTATCGTCTCGATAACGCTTCGCTGGTTAACGTGATGTATGTGACTCCTGGGGCTACTACCGAAACGTTAGCAGTGACCGCTTCGTGGCACTTAGAGTTTAGGACATCGTCAGCCCTTTTCCAGATCGCTCTGTCAGGCCTTCAGCTTGAGTCTTTGCATCAGGCACAGCTGGGTCTGGCATCGGCTGGATTCTTCTTCGACAACATTGACCACCGAGCCATTCTAGCCCGGGTAATCGCTGGTGTGAAACGTATCATGCCACCGGCCCTTGCCATGCTTCGAACCTACAACCCCACGGCCGGTCGCGTCGCGCAAAAAGCGTACCGTGCCATGACCCAGGGAGGGAAGCGGAAAGGTCCAGGAGCCGGTAAGAAGCGAGTCAATGTAGCTTTGAACCGGATGCGGGTACTTCCCACTGATGCCAAGAAGAGTGGGATTGTAACCACGCCCAAGCGCCAGGGCGGGTTGCAAATGTACCTCAATTCACGGAGGTAGGTGTTTGCTTATGTTTTATAAAACCTCCCCATCTCTGCCG